CGTAGAGAGCTTCTGCGCGGCTCGGATCTTCGTTGAATGCCTGCGCGTAAATTGCCGCCTTGTCTGGTAGTTCTTCCGCCATCGCGGCGAGCATCATGAACGTCTCGTATCGCTCTGGGCCTCCGCCTTCAGGATGAGCGAGGAAAGACTTGGCAAGCTCGACTGCCTTCGCGTCCTTAATCCTCGCGTATTCGTTCATCAGGTAGAACGTGTGCGAGTGCGTGCGCTTTTCCTCTGGGATCGACTCAAGGATTCGCAGGTTGCGGTCCTTGGAACATTCCCGGTCATGCCTTGGAATGTGGACGAGTCGCACGCGGTCGGTCTGCGCTTGCTTGGCATCTTTGCCGTCCGTCCGCATCAGGTTCTCATGGATCGAGTTTGCCCATTTATGCGGGCTTCCACGCCTCCAGACGCGCTCTCGGTAGTTCGCGACCACGCCTTGCTCTCCGACGACGTATGGACAGCGCAGAACGTCAATGGCGGGGTCTAGCTTGTCGATGATCCCGCGCAGGTTCTCCAGTCCCTCGGCGGTATCGTCCATATCCGCCCACATCACCCAGTCGCCAGTGCAAAGCTCTGCGGATTTGTTGCGGGCGGCGGCGAAGTCGTCAACGTGGGGCCATTTTGCGGCATTGCTCGCTCGCTTTAGTTCGTCGTCGGAAAGTCCACGCGCTACGGTGTTGTTCAAATATTCCCCTGTTTTGCACCCGCGAGCCTCCGCAATCTCAATCGTTCTGTCTGGTTGCTGATTCCCGATTGCGCGGACCATCACGATCTCGTCGAAGTGCGGCTGAAACACATCCAAGAACCGCTCCACATCCGCCTCGCAGTTGCCGGTAATCACCGACAAAGACAATTTTGTTTTCTTCATTTCTTGTTGGTCGTTTTATAGCCACATGGTCATATCCCCGGCAAGCGAAAACCCGCTCCGGGTGAGGGAGCGGGTTTTGCCATGAACAACACTAAGCAGCAACGGGAAATCAGTCGGTCCGGGCGATGAGTCCGATACCCAAGGTGAGCGCGGCGGCGAATCCAAAGAGGCACTCGATGGAAGCGAAGTGGCGACCCTTACCTGGGTTGAAGTGGCGGCGATAGGTAAACCCAAGGCCGGTTTCTGGATCGGTGACGGTATCCACGGCAAGGTAGCTATCGCCGGAATCCTGCGGCTGGAGGTTACGAACCGCGCAGGCAACCGCGTCCGGGTGGGCGAGGAATCCGATGATCGAAAGCGAAGCGCCGATGGTGGTCAGGTTCGTTTCGTAAACATCCATTCCCAGAAGGCGAGGGATGCGACCTTCACGAACCGCTTCGGAACCGCCATACTGGAACGATTGCGAGATGTTCGTATCGCCGAGGAGTGCGTGGTAGAGGTCAGCGTTTCCAACCAGCGAAACCTGATCCATTGGGACTTGGCGACCAACCAGCGTCTTGCGAGCGTCCCGGATTTGCTTCAACCCGGTTGCGCCGATGGTGACGGCGGTGGCGGCTGGAGATCCGAAAGCGGCGACGGTCAGGGCATTGAACAGGTTGCCCATGCACTTACGAGCCAAGGCGCGTCCCTGATTCTGCGCGAAGTTCATGATATCGGCACTGCCAGCGGTGGCATACTGAATGTCCGTCAGGTCAACGCCAACAATCTGGTGTTGATCCAGGTTGACGGTGATCGCGACGATTTCACCGCCTTCGGTTTCGTAAGGCGATCCACTGTTGTTCGCATAGGCGAAGGTGGTGGTGCTGAGAGCGGAAACGCGGGGAATGATGATAGCGTCACCCTTGCGTCGGGCTTCGGAAGAGAAGCTGCGGGTGAACGCGGAGAGTGGCGCAAGGCCAGCGGTGAAGGCACGAAGCACTTCCTGAGTGTAGATCTTATCGACAAACGTGGTAGCCATAGAATTGTGTGATTAGGAGTTGAGCTGAGCGGCGATGATTTCCTTGCGGTTCGCCTTGTAAAAACGGGTGGCATCTTCGCCTTGCAGTTCGTTGAACTGGGCGAGGATTGATTTCGATTCGCCGGAATTGGCATCAGGCAGCGGCTCAGTGAGTCCGATGGAAGCTGCAAGTTGCGCGGCTTGGTTGCCGATCTTTTCGACCGTCACCTGCGCGGCTGCCTCCAGTTCAGGAACGCGGGCGGCAATAGCCTCAAGCTCGGTGACGCGGGCGTTTACGGTCGCTAGGCTGTTGCGAAGTTCGGCAGTGGCGGTAGCGGCTTCTTGCAAAGCGGCCTCGGCAACGCTGACCTTGTTGGAGAGTTCGGCAACTTCGCTTTCGCGGTTGGAAACCTCGGCTTTCAAGGTGTCGATTTCCGCCAATGCTTCGGCGCTGGCGGGAGAAGTGAGGCGGTCGAGAATATTCATGCTCTTGCCCTTCTTTGCCGTGTCAAATTTGCCGTCGACGATTTCGTCGATGAAGTTCTTGGACTTTGCCTCATCGGCTCCCATCCAAGTCTCCTTCTTCATCATGTCGCGGATTTCTTCAGAGTCTCCGCCGGTCTTGCCTGCGTAAATGTCGGCAATCTCGCCACTGATCTCGTCGAGTAGCTTTGCAGCCCGCGCCATGTCCTCGGCGTTACCCGCGACGACGTTACTGGCTTCGTGGATCATCATGCGCCCGCCCCTAACCATGCGGATCTTGTCCGCGCCCATCGCGATGACGGATGCCATGCTTGCGGCCAAGCTGTTGATCGTAGCGGTGACAAAAACCCCGCGCCCGCGAAGCTCAAGAAGAGCGTGGTAGAGCTTATATCCATCCAGCACGCTTCCGCCGGGACTGTGGATTTCGAGGTCCAGCGTATCGGCGGCATTCTCGATGCAGTTGGTGATTTCCCCGAAATCCGCACCGTTTGCCGCTGCCTTCGCTCCGAATACCAGTCCGATCTCGTCGATCAGCCGGGTCATTGAGTCGGGATTCACGGACTCGTTCAAGCGGACCTTGCCCGCCTTGTTTTCAATCGTCAGAATTTCCATCGTCTTGAGTGGTTGGTTTTTTGCCGGATGCCTCCATTTGGTCCGAGCTTTGTTCGTTAGGTGTCAGCATGGACATTTCGCGGTCCTCGATTTCGACGCCGTCGATGCTCCATTTTTCCGCTGCCTTCTTGCGCAGGTAGATTTCGCGGGCGCGAGCGTCGTAATGCTCTTCAAGTGTCTTGCCGTAGTCGCCGAGGATGTCCTCATGGTTGACGTATCCGGCCCGCCACCCTTCGATTTGCTCTTTCGACATCCGACCATCGTCGATGGTCAGCTTGCGCGGCATCGTGAAGCTCCATTTATACCATTCCGGCGATTGCGGCAGGACTCCAAGCTTTTGAGCCTTGGCAACCGCCCATGAAACAATTGCGAGAGCGGGGCGCATCAAAAGCGATTGCCGATCCTCAATTGCGCGCTGAGCCTTGGCGATTTCGTGGCGTTCGGCGGTGCCTTGCCCGCTGGCTTTCCATACCATCGCGTATGGCCAGTTCACGCCCGCGAGAGCGCCCCGAATAATCCGGTCTTGGAAGTTCTCCCACGCCTCGCCCGGTCGTGGATTATGGAACGTCTCCAGCTTACTGCCGCTGTTGGCGCGATAGTAAGTGTTCATCGGCCCGTTGATGTTCTCAACTTGGACGCCAGGGTTTTGCCCGCCACCGCTAACCGATCCGGTCAACGCGAAAGCCGGATCTCCGGTGTCGGGCGCGCCGGTTTCGTTCCACTCGATAAAGACGCGGCCAGAGAGCATCGCTTGCGCCATGGTTTCAAGGTCGTGCGACTGCATCGCGTCCCGGAGCATGTTCAAGGATGCGGTGAAAGCCGGAAGTCCGCGTCCTTGCTCTTGCCATGCCGGGTCGTAAATGTGGATGGCGTCACGAAGGGAAACCCACTGAATCAGCTCTTCCGCTTCGTCGAGGTAAGCGAACGCAATCGGTGTCCCGACACGGTTGTAAGCGATGCCGTCAGTGAGTCTAGCGTTGCGGTAAAGCCCTCTCTCAATCGGCCCGTCCTGCATTCCAACAGGATTGCCGACGCGATGACAAGGGATGTGCTGGATGCGCGGAAAGCCTTCCTTGGTTTCGGTCAGCGCGACAAACGCTTCGCCGTCGCGGTCGATGGCATCGGAAAGCAAATAAAGCTCAGTTTTGAAGTCGAAAACCGGCCCGCGAAGGTCGCAAAGCGGGTAGAAAATCTCACTCAACCATGCAGTCGCGGCATCACCGAAAGCCTTGTCTTGCCCGGTGAACTTAGGCATCCACGCCTTACCAATGGAATACATCGACTTCTGTTCGACCGCGCCGGATAGAATCGGCTGGTTGAGGTAAAGGCGGCGAGATGCCGAGACGAGCGTTTGCCGATCCTGCGCGGGAACCAGTTTACCAATGTCGTGCAGCCTCACCGGCTCCCATGGGCGCATTCCATTGTAACGAGACGCGCCCCGTGCGGCGTGGTTGCCGTAGGGGTTGGAAAAGGGGCTTCCGAATTGATCGACGATGGCCATTTAGTATCGGGGATAAGTTCGATTGCTCGGTCGCGTGTTTGCCGAAAGCCCGGTCAGCGCCATCCGCATTGCCGTGATCCGGTGCTGTTCCGGCAGTCCGACGGTCTTTTGCATTGAGACGTTGTTCTTGCTCGCGCTCGTCACGTTGTCGGTCCCGCCCTTTGTCAAAAGACCAGACGAAACTGCCGACGAAAGCGCGGTTTCGATCTCCGCAATCCGAAGAGCGTCCCCTCGTGCGTAGTCGTAAAGGTCTTGTGCTGCCTGTAACGCGCTCCCGGCCATTACTTGGCGGGCGTGTCAATTTTGACAGGTCACTTTACCTCTTCCATCGCGACGAGAACCTTGAAGATGCACGCGGCGACCACTCCGATCACCTCGACATCGAATAAATGATTCGGTGCGTGCTGCTTAACGAGTTCCCATCGCCACAAGCCCGGTTTCACCTCGCGCTTTTGCTCGTTCTGCATCTGCGCGTGGTAGTTCTTGGACGCATCCACAGGCACTCCGAAGCTGCCGCTACCCATCAACGCCGTAAGTCGATCTTTCGCCAGCAGGTTGGAAAACGGAATGATCTGGTAAGCCTGACCAGCGGACGAAATGCAATTGATGTAGTCCCCGAAGATCCGGCGATACTTCTTTTCGCCGTAACGCTTTATGTAGCCGTCAACGTCCGCGCCTTTTGTCAGGTTCCACGGCTTCGGGTCGTTGGGCGTGGCGGATCTCATCGCCTCGTTGGCAACTTCCTCCTGCTGGTATCCGCAGTCCACGAAGACGCATCGGTTCTCGACGCCGAAACGCTCTTGCAGGTATCGCACGTTGTCCCATGTCTCAACGCGGCCTTCCCAAAGTAGCCGTGATTGCCCGCCGATCTTCCAAGCGCGAATCCCGACCCATCGGTGGCCCTTTTGGTTGTCAACGGTCATGAACCGGAAGTCTTCCAAGTCCCATTTCGCGCCTTCATGGAACTCGTTCTTGGAATACGGATCGCCAGTGTCGGTTAGCCTGGGCGTGTCAGACGGCGGCGACCAGAACGACGCGAAACGCTGGGTAATGACCTGCTCCAGCTTCTCGAGCTGCCCGTTCTTCTTCTCCTCGTTGGCGACGATCCATTCCTTCACGATGTCCGACCACCGATAGCGCCAGACGGTCATGAAGGTTGCCCTCAACGTCATCCGCTCTGGCATGTAGCGCCCTTCGTCCCACACCGGCTTACACTTCGCCCACTGCCGCCGGTTGTATTCCGTATCCTCAAACTCGGTCCCGCAGTGTGGGCATTTCAGGCGGACGGTGGCGAAGATGGCCGGCCAATCCAGTTCCTCGTTGCCGTCGCGGATCGTCTCGTATTGGAAATTCTTCCAGTCGAAAACATGACCGGTTGAGCAGTGCGGGCAGAGATGCTCCAACTCATGCCACTTGCCGTCCTTTGCGTGCTTGTGCCACTCGGTCCCTTCGTTCCCGCCTTGGGACATCAGCAGGTTCTTGCGGTTCCACCTGCCATGATGCCGCTTCAACAGGAAGCCGATCATCCCGTCATCCCATCGCCAGCACTCGTCGCCAGCGGTGTTGACCATCGACTTCTCTTGCAGGTCGGTCACGTTGGCGGCTCCCGCGAAGAAGTTCATGTGCCGGAAAATCACCGAGTCCTTTTTCCAGTTTGATCGCTCTGGTCCCGTAGGAATGTAGTCGCGGGTCAGGGGCGAGGTCTGCCAAACTTTCCTCATGCGGCTTTCCATCCAGTCCCTCACCATGTCCGTCGTCTGCCCGATGACGAGAGTGTCTCCAGGTTCAACGGCAACGATGCGGGTGCACCATGATTCAAGGATGGCCGTCTTGCCGAATCCAACGCAGGCAATCAACGCAATCTCCCGCACCTCGGAATCCTCGATCCAGTCGAAGATCGCGCCGTGAGCCGGGACGGCGTCGAGCGAATAACGCGCTCCTTCCGGTGAGTT